TTCTGGATGATACTTCAACAATGTATCTTTACCAAGTTTGCTCTCAAGATATTCATACCACTCTTCAGAATCCCACATTGATGGACTGACACCATTCCAAAGATGTCGCTGAGAACCATCTTCATATTTTTGGTCTGGATGTTCTTTGTTAAGTCTGCGTTGTTCAACAAAGTCATAACGACAATCTTCGTATTGTTTTGAACCCAACTCAAGCATCTTCTCACGGAAGTAAACAACCAATGAGATTCTTTCTGCTTCTTCATCGAGCAATTCAATCTGAGTATTGCCATGCATAACTTCATGATTGTTAATCAATAGCAAATCTCCAGGTCTTGGATTTACAGCAACACGATACTCTGGTGCTACCAAATAACATCCTTTGTAGTTACCATTATTACTCAATGTCAATAGATTGGATAGACCAGCAGTAAAGTCGCCAGCATCGTAGTGGCACGCAGTTCTGAAAGATTTATTTACAGTAACAGTAGTGAATGGAGTTTCAGGAACTAAGAAAGCAGGATCTAGTTTCTTTGCTGCTTCCATTTGATTGTTGTATCTCCATGGCAACAAGTCTTTGAAACCTTGTGCCAATTGCTGTAGAAATGGATATGCCATGGCAAACTTTGCTGGCTCACGAGCAGTATAAGATGTTGCACGACCATAAGGAATTCGAGGATAACGATCGAACCAACCAGCAATACCAGACATGACACCATTGGCATAGGTAGTTGCGCACACATATGCTTTCTCTACTCGTCTTGCCTCAGTGACCATTTCAGATGCATCTAGTTTACGAACTTTCTCAACCCATGTATTAAATACAAATCCGTCTCTCTTGACTGCTTGAATACCCCAGACATTATTTCTTGTGGATGGTTTGTCAGTCTTACCTTTGTGCTTGGCTTTAATAACATCAATTGGATCTCCATCCAAAGATGCTTTTGGATTTAGGAAGTAGTCGATAATTTCTGATTCATATTCAGTGACCCATTCACGATTACCCAACTTCTCTGCTCTTGGACCTGCAGCCATACCTCTGTTCTGAGTTTCAGTTGCTGCCTCACGGAGACCAAAGTATGCTTGGTCTTGTTGTTCTTTGCTGAAGTAGTTCTTACGGAACTTTAAAACGATCCTGTCTTCAGAGTATGTCATCTCTGGATGTCCAGGAATTTCTGGCATATAAACATCACAGTCCTCTTCAATGAGGAAATCATAATGTGACTCATCTGGAAATTGCCCCATCATGTGAGACATATCATGTTTTTGTTTTGCTACGATTACCTTAGTCATGTTCTCTCCTAAAACTTAAATCCATCAAACGATTCTGCTTTTTGTCTGCGACCAAAATTACTTTTATCAAACATTGGTTCATCGTCATCGCTCTTTCCTGAATCACTCAGTGTTTGTGCGGATGCTTCTACATCATACAGTTTCATTTTCGCTCGATCAACTCCAATAACAAATCTCTTATAGAAACTTGGATCGTTATAGCGATTCTTTAACTGTTTAACAATAATCTGATTCAATCCTTCCAACTCCTCATTGCTGACCAAAGCAAACATAAAGTCAGCTGTCGCTGGCAAACCAAAAGATTCAGAGGTATCTTCAAGTCCTGGATCCGAGTTTGTGAATCCAGAACGAGTCGTTTGAGTGGCTGATACAATGGGAACATTATACTCAACTGCCAATCCTCTTAACTCTTCTGCAATGCTCTTAATATATGTATAAGAGTTAATACTTCCACCTTGTTTCATTCGTTGACTCGCACAAATATTGAGATAGTCAATGAAGATAATATCAGGTTTGAATTCTCGTTTCAACTTTAGTTCTTCCAGCAATGCACGGAAGTGACCCGAGTGAGCACCAGCAGTTGGATATTCTTTGACAATTAGTTTACCTTTAGTCTTAGCCGTAATCTTAGCAATACGACTTTCGTAGATATCCCTGTCAATAACTTTTAGTTCATCCATGGTTAGGTTAAGAAGATTCGCATCAATCCTTTCAGCGATACGTTCTTCTGCCATTTCCATAGTTATGTATAATACATTTTTGCCTTGGGTTAGACAACCAGCACCCACATGACACATAAACAAAGACTTACCAACACCAGTGCCAGCAAGACAAATGTTAAGGGTTTTCTTTGAGAGTCCACCCTTAGTGATTTTATTGAACATGTCAAGGTCGAATGCAATCTTCTCTTCCACCCTATGATAAAAATCATACCTCTCGTTGTGGTCATCAAGGTAGTCATGACCAATATGATTATCAAATGAAACGGCAAGAGCATCAGAAAGAATAGAAGGGATCGCATCTTGCGTATGTTGCTTGTCGTTGCCGTCAATGATTCTGATTGCCGAGAGAACTCCATTATAAATTGCCCTATCTTTACAAAACTTTTCAGTATGTTCTAACATCCAGTCTGCATTGACTGGTTCTTGACTCAATGTGCCGATAAAGTCGCCAAGTTCAGATAACTCTTTATCGTTGAGGTCTTTCCTATTGCTAATTTCAATCTGTAGGATTTCTTTGGATGCTGGTTTGTTATACTTCGTGAAGAAAGAAACAATCTCGTCTGCGAGAATTACTTCTTTACGTTCTGCAAAATATTCTTTCTTGATAAATGGGATTACTTTACGACAATAATTCTCATCAAATATCAGATTGCTCAGAATCTTTTGTTCTATTCGCATCAATTTCTGTTCCGCCTGTATATGTTAAATTGTTATCTTGAATACCTTGATGGATCAATTCTGTTAATATGTTACCAATGTATTCTTCAAATGGTGCCATGTCAGATATTTGGTTATCTCCATAGTCAAGAACTTCATAATCAAATTTTATTGTTGCGTTATGGTTATCTTCTTCAAAACTAACCTTACCGTAAGTATACATTATACCTGAAAATGGTTCTTCTGTCAACTTAATTGCCTGAAGATCATTGTGTTTGTTCTCCAATACGACATAAGGTTTATTCATCGAATTCTAATTCCTCTAATGCTTTATCGAGATCGTCTGGTTGCATCATTTGTCCACCCTGACCCATTGCGTATTTGTTCTTTACAAAATCATAGAATGATTTGTTTGTAAGAATTGGTAACCAAAAGTCTTTGTCATCAGTTTCTTTGATGCGATATTTCTTGGTTTCTACTTCACCAGTCTCAGGGTCACACTTGGAATACCATCCGTTACTTGGTTTGACCACATGCTTGGATTCAAGAGCAAGATCGAGTAAACCAGACCACTTACTAAGACCACCATCAAAAGATACGCTAACAGGTATCTTAGATTTTTCTTTAACATATCTACTCTTCTCTACGTTGATAATAAAATTGTAACCTACGATTTCAGTACCTTCTTTTTCTTGCTGACGACCAAGAATGTAAACATTATCTGCTGAATACATTGCACCAGTACCACCACCAACGATTGCTTTCGGAAACATTCCGATCTCCATATATGTATGGTTCACTACAACGAGTGGAATGTCTTTCAAGTTCAAGTGCGGAGTTACCATACGGAACAACGACTTCATCTGTTTTGCTCTTGACATATCTGCAACAGACTTACCTTCCATGGCATCTTCAACTTCTTTCTTAGAAGCCAGATTACCAATAGAATCAATAACAATAATTAGATGGTCACCACGATCTACATTGGACAACTGTTGCATAATGTCGAACTTCAATTGTTCAACATCAGTCAGCGGAGTATGAACAACTCGCTTTGTATCAATACCAAATGTATCGAAGTAAGACTGCGGAGTACCGAACTCTGAGTCATAGAACAACAACGCTGCATCTTCATACTTGTCCATGTAGGACTTTGCCATTAACAATGAGAACGCAGTCTTAAAGTGTTTGCTTGGACCAGCCCACATTGTAATACCTGGAGTGAGTCCACCATCAAGACGACCTGATAAAGCCACATTGATAATTGGAACAGAAGTAGGAATCATATCCTTCTTCTTAAAGAACTTTGATTCAGATAGAATCGCAGAGTCTTTGATAGTTGTATTCTTTTTAATTTTGTCTAGTATGCTTGCCATATTAACCTTTCAGGAATTCTAGTAATTTCTCTTCAGTGAGTAAACCAACATGTCGTTTAATTTCTTGATTTTTATCGTCAACCAAAACAATAGTTGGAACAGATCGAATTTTATAGTCTTGTGCCATAATCATTTCATTATCAATATCATATTCTTCAATTGGAATATCAATCTTATCTTTGGCACCATTGATGATCATGGTCAATCCTTTACATGGACCACACCACTCGGCATAAAATTTTAACAGCTTCATTTATATCTCCTATTATACATTAACTTTTATTGCAAGACAACTATGGATATTAGCCAAAGAAATCTTCCAATGAACTTTCTTCTTGAGTCTTCCAACCTAGTGGTTCAATAACAATTTGTAATGCATCAAGGAATACCTTTTCAAACATCTTGTCATAATCTATGTATAATTCCATTTTAAACTCTTTTGGAAGAACCTGAGGAAATGCAATCACATCTTCGTTAAACGGATTCGGTGTACGAGCATACACAAACTTAATCTTATCTCCATCACGGATAGGTTGATACTTCTTATCAATACCCAAACGCTTGCAGTGGTGATTGAACAACAATGAACCACGAACATGGATTGGTGTTCCCTTTGTATAAATCGGAGAGCCAGCATACTGCTTCAATCCATTCACACCTCTCGGGAAAGCAATCTCTTGAATCGGTAATTTGTCAAACTCTTTTCTAAACTCCATAACATATGTA